CCGCCCCGCCAAGTAATCCCCAACTACAAACTTGTAGTCAGGAAAGCGGGCCAAGTCGGGCATCTGGCGCAAGACCTGCATCGCGTTTTGAAACTCGCTGCTTGCCTTGTCCTTCCACCACGGGAACGCTTCCAACGCCTGCGGCTCCAAGTGATCCCGCGCCTGAATAAATCCAAGCTGCTCAGGAAGTTGTCGCCGCATCGCCCGCGCTGCTTTCTTGCGGATCTCCCGCACATCATCTTGGGTGAACTCCTGCTCACCCTCCTTGGTTTCCAGCAACGCCCCCTCTGGGTTGTCCTCCGCCCATTCAAGTGTCTGCTCGGCCCGCAGCATCTCCTTTTGCACATCCTCAACACTGTTGAGGTTGGCAAACGGATTCACCTCGGTGGGTGCAGGGGCGAACTCAGTGTTCTCTGCCCCCTGCAACGCCTTGGCCTCTGCCTCTGCCAACTGCGTCTTTAGCTCGGAAATCTCTGCGGCTTTTTCTTCTTCAGCAGTTTTCCGCTTGCGTACTTCCTTGCCAATCCGCTTGTTGACCTTTTCTTGAATGTCCGGTGGCAACCCTTCAGGTTGCTCATCGTCCTCCACCTCGTCGGCGGCTGATTCAGCCTCCGCGTCAGTCGTTTCAGTTTGGGGAAGATCGTTACCCTCATCATCCCCGGCACTCACCGGGGCTTCATCAGGCGATTCACTTCCCTCATCTTGTTTTCCCGCATCAGCCGGTTGAGGTTCCGGCTGCTCATCTCTCTCAAGGGTGTCTTTCAGAATATCTGCCAGACCCACCTGATCCAGATCCCCCTGCGGTTCAACGGTTTGGTTAAGGGTTGCCGTTACCCCGTCCTGTTCTTCAGCCATGCGATTTTTTAGGGAGTCGCAAGAGACTCCGGTTTCTCAGCGTTTAATTTTCGAGGGGCAGAACGAACTCGCAGAAACGTCCGCCACCTCCTATTAGAGGGGCCAACTAGGGCAAAAAAAATACCCCGCTTCCCAGCAGGGTAATGAAAGGCAATGTAAGGTAATGTAAGTGGTTACTTTTTGTGTTGAATCGCCATTTCCCGAAGGTGAATTAGGTGGCTATGGAACTCCGATAGGCTCGCCGCCTTACCCGCCGTGTAATGCCGCTGCTCATTCCCAAGGTCGGGAGAAAGCGCAGCATCACATTCAGCAATCTGGAAGTTTTCCAGTTGGCCCAACACTTCATCCCATAGCTCGCTGCGCCCCTCCCATTGGAATGCCCCCCATTTAATTGAATCAGTCATTTCGATTTCCTCTGATACGCTCCCTTGCCCTTCTTCGGGCGATGCACCTTTACCGCACTGCCCATGTATCCTTCACGGGTCTTGCGGGGTTTTTGTTTCTTATATTTAGGCATTCTCTCCTCGGTGAAATATGGGGGATTCAAGAAACTACTGCCCCGCCTGCATCGGTTTAGTGCCAATTCTTCCAATCTGTTTGTTCTGCTGCTGCATCACGCCCATGTTCAGGTTCTCCATGTAACGCTTCATCAACTGCCCAAACATCTCATCACCCTCCATCGCCTGCGCCACCTTCGGGTTGCCACCGGCAATCTCCTGCGCCATCTGCATCTTGGTGCCAGCCGTGGGGTCATTGCTCGCGTCCGCATACGATGCCTCAAACCCCAGCAACATCTGCGCGATGTCACGCTTCACATCATTATACATCTTCTGCGATGCCGTTGACTCATCCACCAACAGTTCATCCGCCGACTCAGGGGCCACCGCCCGCAATGCCTTCTCCACCAACTTCACCCGGTCAATACGCCCCGCCGCGTCCATCGTTCCCGCAATGGTCGCAATGGCATCCAATTTCTGTTTCACCAACTCACTATCCAGTTCCCCCACGTTGAACTTCAGGACGAAATCATACTGGTGCGCGTCATGGCTGATCCCTTGCGCTGCCTGCGCCCCCGTTATCCGCACCAATTCCTCCACACTATAATACTGGATGCACAGGCGGAATACCTGCCGGTACACTTCCGTCCACGAACGCAACCACTGGTTCACCGCCCGTTGCTGCTTCAACTGTGTCACCATCTGGGGGATCATCTTGTTGGGGCGTCCGAAATACTCATCCGCCTGCAACCGCACCGCATCCACCACGCTCATCGCCGTCGAGGGTGGCCGCGAGGGCGGTTGTAGGAACTGATAATCCCCCGGCTTCGTCACCGGCAACTGCACCGCAGGCCCGATCTTGTTCGCCAACCCCAATCGCTTGCTCACCTGTATCGGCGGCAACGTCTCAAAACTGGTCGAGTCAAACACCGCATCCCGCTGTACCTTAATCTCATTCTGCCATGTTCGCGCCAACTCACTCACCCCGCGACTCTCCGTCACCCGCCGTGCAACGTGTTCACGCCGGAACAACACAAAGGGATACTCGTTGTGCGCGTAATCCAACATCTCATGCTTCCCGTAAACCACCGCCTCACCCTCGTTGGTGTTCAGTAACGGACAGAAGATGGTAAACCAAATCCCCGGCACACCGTTGCTGTCCAGTTGTCGCGTGTACGCCCACACAATCTCCACCAGGTTGTCACGCCGCTCAATGGAGTTGTCCGTCAGCGCACTTAACGCACGACTCACATCGTTCAACCCCAAACTCTTGCCCGCAGTCTGAACCGCCTTCTCCACAAAGGCCGCGTCCCACTCCTCATCCGTCACCTTGGAACGCAACTCCACCTCACTCATAAACTGACGCCGGAAAATTACCCGCGCCCGCTGCAAGTCAATCGTCTCCGGCGGGAACAACACATCATCATAAGGCTTCAACGCCACCACTACCGGCGCGTTCTTACACAGGTACGGAACCGGAAACTCCGCCTGCCCCGTCTCCCGCAACGCCTTCACCACCTTCCTCGCCCCCCACTTCTTCATCCCCGGCACATAATCCATCACCAGTTGCGCCACTTCACTTTCCCGCTCTGGATCACCAATCATTTGCGGCAGGGACGCCAGCAGGGAATCCGGCGGTGACTGCTGCGCCATCGTCAACACTTCCTCCAAGGTCAACGATTGCGTCCGCAAGGCACTCTGCTGCTCCCAACCCACAAACGCCGCGCTCCACCCATACGCCATCATATACTGCGCCAGCATCTCACTCTCCGCCCCCAACTGGTTCTGCATGGAGTTCTTCACCCAGTTCATCAGCGTGGTCGCCGCACCCGCACCCTCCATGTCATTCAACTCCGTACCCGTCACCCCCAACGTGGCCCGCTGGTTGCCCACCGATAACATATCCACACAGTCGTTGATGATGGAATCCACCAACGGCACCCGCGTGTCACTCGCACCGTCCCAAGGGAAGGCTGGCTTGTCCTCCGGCAAGTTCTCATCATGCTTCTTGCCGTCATCACTCTGCCCGCCCCACCTCATATAGCGCGTCTCATCCGCCGTGGTCGTGCGATCCAACGTGTACCCTTCATTCAGGCTGCGCTGGAATTCCTTAATCAGTTCCGGCACATCCGGTGCCGCCGTGTGTTTCGCCAATGCGTCAGTGTTTTCCATTTTGTTGTTCCCCTAAACCCAAGTGTTTCATTAAATCATCACGGTAGAAGCGATGCTGGCGTCCACCCAACATAGTATAGACGCGCACCACGCCACTCTTACGCAACTTATCCAAATACGCCCCACCCAAACCAGTCAACTCCACCGCCTGTGAGCGGGTCAACAAGGGCGGTTGTTCCATTGTAATCATAATTTAATCCCCCCATCCCATTCTGGAGTGCAACAATTCCCGCGCAGCCTCCTCAACCTTATCGCGGCAGATTTCTCGCACTCTCTGGTCAACTTGTTTTCTTTGATCGCAAAAAAGCTGATTCTCCAACCTAGCCCCCTGCCGCTTCAATTCTTCAACCCGATAATTATAACGCCTTTCCCAGAAAGATCGCGCCCGCTCAATACTTAAATTAAACTTAATTTGGAGGGAATTTCCTGTAATGCGACTCTCCAGCAAATCCGCGTAACTGCATGACAAGACTCGATGCCCGATTGGCCCATCGTCGATAAAGACGTTCACCTCATCACCGCAAATATGTATTTTCCCCGCTCTTTTCACTAATAACTCCCTCCCCCAACACTCGCAAAACTGGTGTTGGTCACATACTCTGGGCGGAACAACATCAGGTATCTCATGCAGTCTATCATGTCCTTGTAACAATTCTTTTCCCCACCCGCCGGGGTGGCTTCCTTCATGCAATCAATCAAATTCCCACACTCACTGCTGATATACAACTTCGGCTCGTTCACAACACTCAGCTTCTCCTCCGTGTCATAATCCAAGACCTCGTTGATTAACGAAATGCCCTGCTCAATGTGAACCCCACTCGCCTGCTCAAAATCCATCTCACAATCATCACTCAATACATCTATCAACGAAGCCCCATCCCTCACCGCCGCAGGACTGCCACCGGCCCGTGGGTCAATCAACCGCCAGTAAATCTCCTCATCCCCCTCCAACTCCCGAAACAAATTCACATAGCTCTCAGGGCCACCCATGCTCTCCTGTGCTGGCCCTATCATTCCCCCCGGCTTATCCCCCGCCAATGCCCACTCCCCATAATCACGGCGGTTAGGGAACTCACGGTAAATATACATCCGCCCCGCCTTGTCCACCCGCAACCATAACGTAGCCCATGCCCGCGCCCCCGCCGGATCAGTCACCATGTAGTTGGTGCCCTCCGCTGGAATATCCTCCGGCTCTATAATATGCACCTTGCTGAACTTCGGGAAATAGTTGCCCGAAGTCTTCTCCGTCCACCCATAAAATCGTATCTTCTTCTGAACACTACTCTCCTTCGCCAATGCCATCTCCATCGCATCCCTCGGCTGGAACGCATTCTGATCCGTGTGAAACCAAATCACCGCCGAATCCTCACGCATACACTCCGCCACATACGGCATCTGCCCCTTGGGTACCCCCGGCACATGAACCTTGTCCGGCTCCAACAGGGTAGCCTCCCGTCCCTCCACAAAACTGCACCCCGCCTGAAACGCACTCAACGTGTTCGTCCAACCCGTTATAGGGGTAGCCGTTATCAACAGCTTCCCCCGGCGCGTCACCAGACGGTATGCAGCCGTCTCCACCCAACTATACGGCACCAATTCATCAAACCATATCAAGTCCGCCTCCATGCCCTCCAATATATCCGGCTGCTGAGAATAATGGTTGAACCAACATTGCGATTTATTGGGCAATATAAACGTGCCCTCACTAAAACCGTTCTTCACAGAATAACTCACGTTCGTCGTCTTCGTCTTCTTCGGCTTCCTCCACTCACTCGGTAACATCCCATACACCGCCGGTTGCTGATCCCGTATGCTGCTCTGACTCGTCATGCTAAACGCCACCACCCGCGCCCCCGGCTTCTCCACCATCAACCGCATCAAATACTTTGAGGCAAATGCCGTCTTGCCACTCCGGTTCCCCCCACTCACCAACAACCGCTCATACTTCTCCAATAACCCGTCCGCCTTCTCCCAATGCTCCAGTCTCCCGTCAGGATGGCAGGGACGCATCCCAATGCCCAAACTATAAGGCTCCTTCACCGCCCACTCAATGCCTTCCTCCCTCACGATCAGATCATTGATGACCCGCTCCATCCCATACTCCTCACCCGTCTCAGGATCAATCTCCGCCGCCTTCGCCAAACACTCCTCACGAGTCGGGGCCACCCAGAATGGATGCGGGGTGGGTTCTCGTAACTCCATCACAATAACTCCCCCATCTTCCGTAACGCATCCCGCGCCGAAATCTCCCCACGCTCTCCCGCACTGCATATCCCACGCATCTCCTCCATCTGCTGCTCCAAGGTCAATGTGTACACCAGCATATCCAAACTCTCCTCCAAAATGCTCCCCACCATCGGCTTCTGCCACAAATTGCCACCATGCTCCCGCTGCCCAGCCCGATACTTCGCATCCAATAACGCCATCCCCCGCTCCTTGACACGAGCCAAATGTAACTCCTGTGGCGTTGTCATAACTCTCTATCCCTCTCCATTATCATCGCATCCGCTATCTCATACGCCCGCATCGAAACCAAGTCCTCGTCCAACGGGAACTCAATGCGCTTGTCTCCAATGAGACTCTGCATCGCCAACCCCGCAAACCAATCCCGCAAGTCCCGCTCTCGCTCCTCTGCCTCGCTGTCAGCCAATAATGACACTCTCAACCCCCCTTCGCTTCGGGCGACTCGCCTCCGCAAACCCCGGCCCATCTCGCCTCACATGAATCCTCATTCCCCGAACATAACGCCCCCGCGTTCCCGGCATCACCCGCACCAATACCTCACGCCCATCACGCTCGGCTAGGACTAGGCGGGGGTTTCTGATGTCAGGGTTCACCACCACCGCCACCATCTTCTCAGGCTCACTGGGCAACTCCACCGAGTCCACTAACCCCAGCAATCCCAACATCTTCGTGACCCCATCCTCCGTGTAACAGATCGTCCGCCCCTCCGTCACCCAGTCCAAGTCAGGCAACAACATCTCTCGGTGTCGGCTGAGTTCCCGGCGGGGAAGTTGCAGGGTGGCGGCTAGGTCGCGTTCAAGGGTGAGAGTGTCAGCCATTTTCAGAAAATTTTGTGTGTGCCATAACCCATCTATACAGTGGGAGACGGCGATTTTTTGCCCCCCCCCGCCCCCTCGCCCTCGCGCGTATTCGCGCCCGCATCCGCGCG